CAGTGTCGGCTCTATGAATTATTATGCTCAAGAAGTGCATGGCATCACCATTGAAAGAGCCGACACTGAAGGTATTGAAGAACTTGAAGCTGCCGAACAATTTGGATTACTGCTCAGGCAGGCAGACTTAGTTGTCTGTCATAACTTTGCATTTGATTGGAGCTACGTTTACCAGATGATGGAACGCAACCTTGATAACCTAACTGATGAAGCTAGGTCTGCTTTCTACTTGGATCTCCCAAACCATTGTACTATGAAAGATAAGAATGTGGTAAAAATGTGTGGATTGAAAAACAAAGCTGGTCGTGCAAAATGGCCAAAGCTAACCGAGTTGCATGAGCATTTATTTGGTGAAAGATTTGATGGAGCTCATGACGCATATGCAGATATCAGTGCAACTAAGCGATGCTTTTTTGAATTGGTGGATAGAGGAATTGTTATTCCTAATCTAGAGGGTTAATATGACTATGGATAAAAATATAATGCTATCTTATCTACGTAACCCTTATGGTATTGATGAACTTGAATTACGCACAGCAAGATTACAAGCTGCTGATGAACTTGAAAGGCTTTACAGAATTGAAAAAGGATTGAAAGAGATTGTAGCAAAAATAGAAAAACATAATAATGGAGCTTAACTATGCAAATTGATCCTTGTCCCTCAGAAGAAGATTATGACACTGGTCCTTCATTACGTGCATCAGAATGGTTAAAGTTTAGTAAAAGAGTATTCAATCATATTGAATCTTATACTGTTCCGCAATACGGAGATAAAGGATCAGATCAATGTTCAGAATTTAGCGAAGCTGACTTTATCACTCAGATGAAAAAATACCTCAATAGGTATGGAAAAAACTCTCGTGAAGGCCAACAGAGGCTTGACCTGCTAAAGATTGCACACTATGCAGGGATGCTTTATACAAAGTTAGCTGAAGAAGAACAAGAATTGAATAAAATCATTATGCATGAATAAGGATATTTATAGAAATTCAAAAATTCATAATCACTATCCAATGGGGAAAAGGTATGCATTATGTTGCATCTACTTGTGCAACTGAAAAACGTGCGTCAGAATTAGTTGTTTTCCATACTGGAAGATGTGATAAATTAAAACTTAAAACCAGACGTGGAGCTAAAGCAACTGTTCGATCATGGCAATTAGTAACAGAGTCTAAGTGAATAAATTTATGAAGAAACTAACTGAATTAGATCTACAGAATGCTCTAGATGAGTGCGAATTATTACAATTCAAATCTCACGGAGACTGGCTGGCTGGAATGGTCAAGCGATTGAATATTACACTTGGTAGTATAACAGAGAAGAAAATTGTTAAAGGTTTTCCTAAGTCTGCAAAACAAACTGTGATTAAAACTGGCAATTCTGTTGAACCAGAAGTTCCATGCATTAGCTGAAGTGATTAACTACACCTGGAGGGTGTAATAAAATACTGGAGGTCACATAAATGAGTAATGAAATGCTTCTTGTGTTTATAACTAATCTATATGCAATAGGATTTAATTTTTTAACACTTTCATCAAAAGATCTTCCACGATTTATTTCATACCATGGATATTTACTTTGGATATTAGCAGTAATTAATTCTTTCATTATGATGAATATAAAATAATGTCAATGATATTCAAAACTATAGTGCTGCAAAAACTTCAAGCCTTCTTACTTTCTCGGGAAGCGGAGCCAACTAGAGATGCAGCCAACGTAATAATTCCTGATGGAGTTACAGCAGCAGCCACTGTACAAGCAATTAAAGATTGTATTAAAATAGTTGAAGGAACAAATAATGAAATCACATCTGAAAACACTTGACAAAGCTGGTATTAATGCTCCATTGCTTCGAGAGTTTCTTACTAAAGATCTAACAGAGGCTAGTATAATTGCTATTAATGAAAAGATAAAGCAGCTTAATTATCAGATACAAGTTCTATCTGAGATACAAGTGCAATTAAGGAATAAATCAAAAGACTGTACAATTGATTCCAAAGAGGATTTGCATAATGATTTGATAGCAGCCTTGGCTCATGAGGATGGAGAATGAAATTATGAAAATAATCAAACCAAGCGTTGAATATTTTGGAGAAGTACCGACAGAATATAATGCCGCTCTTAAGTTTATCGAGATGGCCGGCAGAACTTGCTACAAGTCAGAAGACAAGATCACTGAAGATAGCGCCAAGGGATTTGTTCGGAAGCTGAGCAAGGCTGGGCATCTGGCTATGGTTGAGCACTCAAATTTTGTGGTGCGAACTAACAACAGTTTCACTCCTACATATATTGCATTGATGACAGAACAGTTAGGAAAATATATTAATGTCAAAGTATGGAAAGACTTTATTTATGTAGGCGGTAGTTTAACAGCATGGGCGCAAATAACCATGGAGATTAGGTACGCTGCAGTGCTTGTCCCATTTGTGAAAATATATGGAAAGTTGTTTAATCAAAGTATGGTAGCGATGCATTCATCTTGGGAAGTCTGCTCCCATGACGAAATCCCCAAGGAGCTTCACCGCTACTCGGCAAAATTCATTTGTGATCGTGGGGTCAGCCATGAGTTAGTGCGGCATCGACCATGCTCGTTTGCTCAGGAATCAACCAGGTATGTGAATTATGGCGGTAAGAATATGGAGTTTATTGAACCAGAAGGTTTTGATGACTGGAAGACATATGATAAAGATGTATTTCTTGGTGCTTGCAGGCAAGCTGAAGGAAATTATAATTGGCTTCTGGATGGGAAAACTTGTTCGCCCCAACAAGCCCGAGCCGTCCTGCCCAATGCTTTGAAAACTGAGATCGTGGTTACAGCAGATGCAGCTGAATGGGTGCATATTTTTAAGCTTCGCTGTGCTCCAAGTGCGCATCCAGATTTTAGAAGGCTTGCATTAATGCTTAAAGATAAATTTATTTCTTCAGGATTATTATGTTAACTGTAGAAGATCTACATAAAATAATAAATTATTGTCCAAATACTGGTAAATTTACTCGAAATCCAAAGTGTAAAAAAGTAGCAAGAAAATTGACTGCTAAAGGATATCTTCGATTTAGAGTCAATGGAAAAATGTATATGGCACATAGATTAGCTTGGTTATACATGACAGGAGAATTTCCAGTATTACAAATAGATCATATTAACAGATTGCGTAGCGATAATCGATGGTGTAATTTACGTGAGGCTACAAACTCTGAAAATCAGTTTAATTCTTTTATACGATTAGATAATACATCAGGCTGTAAAGGAGTATCATTTGATTATAATACAGGAAAGTGGAGAGCCTACATGCAAAATAATAAAAAATGGTCACATATAGGATTATTTAAATCTAAAGATGAGGCAATAATTGCAGTACAAGAAGCTATGAAAAAGCATAGAGGAGAATTCTTTTATTGATAATCTAATAAGCAACATAAAATTTTAGCTATAAATAAAAAATAGGGCATGAATCTCTCCATGTCCTATTAGTTTTAAATACTTTATAAGGTCTCTGCAACGTCAAAATATCTTTTCAATATCACCTCTCGTTGCTGCTGCAACTGTCCAAGTCTTTCCCTAACATTTGTTGTCTGATCAATCTTTTTCAACTTATTAATTACTGCCTGGTTTCGATTTAGTGCTGATTGAAAATTTTCATGTAACTTCATTTGCTTGAATCCATCCAGGTTTGAGTTCAAGAAAGTTCGTTTATCTTCCGAGTTTTCGAGTTGCTTCTTGAATATATCTACTTCCTTGCTGACCTTACCAAATTCTTGTTCGTTGCTACTTTTCTTATAGTCTTCTCCTCTGCCGTAATGCCAATAATAAAGCTTACCTGCAATCGGGATAGACTCTACAATTCTGACATGATCAAAATCTATTGTATCTCCCGTAATGTAGGATCCATACAATTGGTTAAGATCCTTACTGATGGAGTTTACAAATCTGAATGGAGGCAAAATTTGTCCAAGCAATCCAGATCCCAAACCTTCCCGAGCCGTTTGCATCCGCACATACTTTGAGGCTCCACCCATTGTGAGAAAGTTTTCAATCACGTGATCTTCAAACTTAGTTTCCTTACCAAGCAGCAAGGCCTTCAATTCATCTGCACCAGCATTAGCAAGTGTAAGTAAACTAACCAGCTTGATCATGTTACCAATTCCTTCAATAACCTGATCTCGTTCTCCAGTCTTAATTTTGTGCCAAGCTTCGTTTCTGAATACATCAAACTGCTTGAGTGTGTATGTCTTGAGCATATAAAAAACTCGGCCATTTCCACTCTTTAGGTACTGCTCTGACATTTCAGAAAGCGCAACAGGTTGAAAATCAAGCAAGCGATGATACAACAACATCTTCACGTTGTCTGTCGGATTCCCGGCAAGCAAATCATTTATTACACTCTCAGATTGTGTTCCAAAGATCGGCTTGATTTGCTTCAACAATGTTTGTCGTCCAGCCTCAGTACTGGCCATAACCTTGTAGTTGCTAAACGCATTGTTGATTAAAGTCTCTTTGCCGATAGAATCTATTCGTTCAAGCTGCACTTTTTTGAATACCCAACTTACTGCATTCCCTAGTGTCGTTCCGTCTGCAAACTCCTGGGCGATCCTCTCAATCCCTAAGTCTTCCTTAGTTATTTCAGACTTCTTAGTTATGGCTTTACCAACATTCTTAACTGTATCAGCTAGGCCACGTGGTGTCCATACCTTGCCTACATACATCGCCCAAGCTAAGTCTCCAATCTGCGTTAACGCAGATATAGGTGAACCCATTACGTCGATGTATGACATATTTTTGTAAGCATTAACTATTCCTGTAGCTCCATGTTCGTGGAACCTAGCATCAAGAATATCTCTAACTACTTTTTCATCATCTGCCTGGATTCGACCAGACATTCGCAAGTCATTAATATATGTACCAATATTCTCAGTATAGTCTCTTTGCAGTTTGTACTTATCCAATTCTTGCTCTATTCTAATCAAGTCGCCTGAAACATCTTCTATGCGTGCAGTATTATTAGCCTTTTCATATTCTGTGAGCATTACCTGCTTTCGTTTCTTTTCAGTTTTCAGGCTTGCTATTCTCTCTGGAACCTTACCAAAGAATCTCCGTGCTTCAATTTTCTTGGTCATACTATAGATGTATTGCATCAATGCTGCATCACTATCCATGTAGAACTTATTCAACTCAGGCGGGACAGTTTCATATTGCCTGGCTTGAATATTGCCTGGCCCACCAATTCCGAGGTTCCTGCCAAGTATTGTGTTGCTTGCAATATCTGCTGCCTGCTCAGGATATTCAATTTCAAACTTTTCCACTGTCATCCCAAGCTTATCTGCATAAACTTTGATTGCATCAGTAATAACTGGACGTTGAGA